CTCCGGTCGCATCTCAAGGACTACCTCTGGGCGTATAACAGCGCTCGTCCGTTACGCGCGTTGAAAGGTCGTACGCCGATTGGCTTTATCCTGGAACAGTGGCATAAGGACCCGCAGCAATTCAAAGGCGATCCCGGCCATTACTTTCCGGGACCAAACAGCTAAGGTCGGGGAGATTCTGGATGATGTTGGGGGGGGTGATGAGCCGATCAGATCGGATCGGGAAGTGCTTGAGGAAATTCTGATGCTATCAAGGCATTCGGCCAAGCGACCTCTAACTCCAATGGCTCCTACTGGAGCGATTATTGCCCTTTTGGAAGGTTACATAGAGCTACACGATTTTGAGGCTGGTAGTATTGGGGGGTATCAAGAATCGCTAGACATAATGCACAAAATGCATCGTCCTTTTCGCATCTTGGCTGATAAATATGTAGGTACGTCAGATGAGATGGATAAGCTTGTTGCTAGAATGAGGTCGCTTACCTTTCAGGTGGCAGGTGAAGACGATGAAGATAAGGACGAAGGTATCCCCTTTTAAGAGCGGCTTTTGAGTTGAGGCGGCTGCTATCTTGAGTGGCCGTTTTTGGAGATATATAGGTTTGTTAGGAGAGGGGGGGTTGATTTTATGGTGCGGCCTTCTTTTTGTTGTCAGCTTCTAGTCTCTGTATGTGCTGATACGCGTTTTGGTGCTGGGTCACGAGTATCTTATATAAATTCACTAAAACTTCTCGCATAGACCTTCCGTACACTCCTTAATACTGCCACCATCGACTAAATTACCGGGCTTAATGCATTCTTTCATCGATCTTCGCACGCCTCTGTTGGCTTCCCTTTCGCGTTTGTCCTGCATCTGGAGATTTGCCTTAGCGCTTCCCCTAACATGCCATCTGTACCTGTACCCGCCATGAATTCGGTGACATTGTGGTTGATCCCGCAGCCAATAGCCTCTACGGAGCGAATTGCGATTGGTTTTTGAGTCGCCAGCGCCTGCAGATGCGCAGAGTGCCAAGAAGTGCGATGTTGGATGCAACTGCTTTCATTCCCTCTCTCCTGTCCTTGGAGCGAACCAGCGTTCCGCTGCTCTCCTGGTGATTGCTATCCCGCGTTGGGAATGATCAAGTTTCGATTCGCCTCATCGTACGAAGGGCTGATATGGCCATTCTGAGGTTCGATCCTGCCCGAGATCAACCATAACGCATATTGAGGAAAAGCTTCTGCCAAGATCCCTACTTCCTCGGTGCTGATTCGAATTTTCCCACCGCTGATATTCCGCCAGCGCTCGTAGTTCTTACCCCCAAGCTCGCTGAGGTGCTTAGGGCCTACTGCTCGTATTAATTGAAGTGCTCTATCTCGGACAGCATCCATAAGTAAAAAAATCAATCGGAGTAGAGTTTACTCGGTGGGTGGGCATGAGTAATATTCACTCATGAGTAACAGTTACTCAAAAGATCTTGATGAACTGCAGCTTGGGATTATAGGGGGTTCACATGGAAGAGTCTGGAATAGTGGGGTTCACCGTCACCGGAGCCGCGGAAAAAGTCACCGATTTCCGTACCGCCCCGTTCTGCTCCCAGGCCGTCTTCGCTCAGATGCTCGGCGTGGAAGAGATCACCGAAGACGTGGTGCGCGGCTGGGTAGAGAGCAAGACCGTCCCCACGGTGAAGATCGGCCGCCGCCGCGTCATCAACCTCCACCGCATCCGCCGCGACCTGGACCGGGGCAAGTCGATCTTCTGCCAGGGGGATTACGACGATGAATAACGCCCGGACCTTCCAGCAGTTCAAGCTCCGCATGCCGCCGGCCCTCCGTGCCCTGGCAGAGCGCTCCGCCAAGGCGGCCCATCGCTCCCTGAATGCCGAATTGGTCGTTCGCCTTCAACAGAGCTTCGCCCAGGAGGTGCCTGCCGATGATCGTCAACCGATATCTGCAGCCTCCGCACCCCGAGAACTGCGACTGCTCTGTCTGCTGGTCCCGTCGCGCGGCGGTAAACCCCGCTCCCTGCCAGTCCACACCCTGCGCCGCGTGCCGCCCTACGCGAGTCTTTCCGGTCGTTACCACGATGGCGAAGGTCGGGGGAGTGTGGCGCTCGATCCGCTCGACCTACCGGGTGGAACGGGGCTTTACCTGCGAGAAACACATGCCCGCACGCCGTCCGCCGCAGTATTGGCACGTTGTCTACGACAGCGGCCGGCCGACGCCCTTCGTCCCCGTGCGCGAACCCTTTGAGCTGGAGGCCTGAACCATGTTCGTACTGCCCCTCCTGCAACTCGGCCTCGTGCTGCTCTCCATGGGCTGCGGCTTCGTCATCGGCCTGCTCCTCGAACGGACCGTCCGCCGCGCGAAGGGTGAGTCGGTCCAGGGCCGCCGCACCGGCTTGTCCGAACCCGCTTCACCGTTCGGACAAACGGAGCGCCGGGCGCAGCGCACCCTTGACCGCCCCCCGCCTTGAATAGCCTCCGCTCGGGAGTGTGGGGCAGCTTCACCGCCCCGCGCTCCTGAGCCCTCGGCGGCGAGAGCGGGATGACAAGGGCAGCGCCCTTGGTGTTTTCCACCTCGCCCCGGTCCCCCTGAAAACCGAACACCCCCCACCCGCTGAATGACGGCCACGAAACGCGCCCATGACAGCAGCGGGCCAACTCACGCCCGAAAAAGGCCACACAGGAGCTTCACCATGTTCGATACCGCCAAGAGCATCACCGAGATTTGGGTCACCAAGACCGACACCTACACCTCGACCAAGACCGGCGAGATTTACGCCAACGTCCAGGCCATCTCCGCCATCCCGCCGGGCTCCCGCGGCAACGCCAAGGGCTTCGAGATCACCGAATACCCCATCGAACCGACTCTGCTCGACGAAATCGTCTTCAAGGGCGCCCCGGTGCGCTGCAAGTTCGCCTCGGTGGTCCGCCCCACCCAGGACCGCTTCGGCCGCGTCACCAACACCCAGGTGCTCGTCGAACTGCTGGAAATCGACGGCAAGCCCCTCGGCCAGCCGACCTCGACCCGCCCGGCGCCGACGGCTAATGCGCAACAGCCCGCCCGGCCCGTCGATCAACCCAAGCCCCAATAAGCCCCAGTAACTCACCCCGCCATTGCTTGGCCTGAAAGGAGGACAACCCATGTTTCGTTACTTCTTTATTTCTGCACTGGCAATGGCGGGCGGTTATCTGTGGGGTTTCGCTGACGGCATGGCTTTCTAAGAGAAAACCAACTATGAGCAAAGTCATTCGCTATTTAATCGAACTGCTCTGGAGTTGGTCCTTTCCCTTTGTGGTGGGGATTGCTTTTGGAACGCTCTTGTCCATCTGGCAAATCCAGGAGTTGTCCCCGATGTTTGAAAGTGTCTTTGGCGATGCGCTCGCCAAGACGCTTGCTCAGTGTGTGAGCCGGGGAGTTCCCCATGGCTAGTTTCGTTCAAGTCTGTGCCGGTTCGATAACCAATACCGATGGCACGGCTTCTTGCTCGTCCTGGACATGGACTCAAGCCTATTTATTGCCGCCCGAAGCGGAAGGTCAAATCGACTTGCTGATTCAGGGCGGCTTTTCCCCCGAACTCTTTACCAAAGGCTTTCTCGGCACCTTGTCGTTATTCGCCATTGGTTTTGGGATCGGAGTTGTTGTCTCTCAACTGCGCAAGTTGCGCTCACGGTGAACCCATGAAACTCAAGACGCTTTTTCGTAATGCCTGCATCGCCGCCTCCGGTGCGGTTGTCGCTTCTCCCTCTTTCGCGGCGGTCGACATCACGGGAGTTGAAACCGCGATTAACGATGCCGGGACCAGCGGCGAAACGGTCGGCAAGGCGGTCATTCTGGTGGTGGCCAGTCTGGTGGTGGTCGGCCTGATTATCGGGCTCGTCCGCAAGATCTAGCGGTGATCTGGTCGCTGCTACTCGGCGTTCTCATGGCCGGCGCCATGATTCAAGGATTCAGGGCCGCCGAATATCTCTAACCCTGGGGCCGCAAGGCCCCTTTTTATATTGGGGGTTTCAGGTGCTCCGTATTCGGTTGTTCTTAGTCCTCCTGTTCTGTATGTATGGCTCGTCTGTTTGGGCGACGGATTATTATTGGCAGGGTGCTTATACACATGCATATACGGGCTCCACTCCTGCATCCGTTTGCGATCAGATTTATACGTCTGACATGAGTGCTTATCAAAAGTCTTTGTATGCTTATGAGGCGTTGAGAGTTTCGGATGCTCAATGGAACTGCCGCTTTTATACGATTTCTTCGGGTTCCACTTGGAATACGTTTCCCGTTGGGCGTTATGGCGACTCCTGTACGACTGGTTCTACCTATAACGCGACGACGGGTGCTTGTGATTCTGAGTTGAATCTTTGCCAACAGGCTAAAGGCGCCTCAACCAGTTATTACGTCAAGACCCAACTTTCGGCCGACCCGCCCGATCAGGTCGATATCAATGGTTGCTTAGCCCAGTTCGGTGGCGTCATTACCTGCCGTAACACCACGGACGGATATGGCGTCTGCACGGGGACGGCGACCATCACGGGCGAGCAGACCACCACGTCCTCGCCTATCGCCGGCGACCCCGCGACGGCCGACGACACGCCCCAGGTGAAGAGCGAGGAGCTGCCGTGCTCGCCGACCACTGACCCCGCGACCGGGGCCTCTGTCTGCACGACCGAAAGCACCTTCTCCCAGCCGGGCGAATCCACCTGCGGCACGGTGGACGGCAAGCTGGTCTGTACCGAGGTCGTCAAGTCCAAGTCGGAAGACAAGGTGGTCCAGACCAAGACCCAGACCGCCCACAATGCGGACGGCTCCACCTCCAAGACCACGACCACCACCACCTCGAAGACCTCGTGCGTCGGGATCAACAACTGCACCTCGACGACCACCACCGAGACAAAAACCGGCGGCACCAATGCCGATGGGTCGGCCAAGCCGGACACCTCCAGTTGTACCGGCACGGGCTGTACCGACCCGACCAAGACCGACGAGGAAAAGGCCGGCGAGGGGTTGTCTTCTGGCGAACTCCAGAAGCCGAAGCAGGGCAACTATGACGATGCTCTGGTCGAGTGGGATCAAAAGATCGCCGACGCCAAACAAGAGTTCAAAGACAAGTTAGCCCAGATCAAAGAGTTGGCTACGGCTTCTTCCGCCTTGAACTTGTCCGGTGGGGGCGGCCAACTGCCGTGCCCGTCTTTCACGGTGTGGGGTATGTCGGTTGATCTCTGCGTCAGTGACTATTCGAGCGAATTGGCGCTTATCAAGTGGGCCTTGCTCTTTATCGCCACGGTCATTGCCTTCTACATCATCTTCTTGCGCTGACGGGTAGCGATATGGACCTCACGTTTATCTCCGACTTCTTCGTCAATGTTTCGCACTTCTTCCAGGCGGTCTGGGACTTTATCGCCTCGGGGATCTATGACTTCGTTAAAGAAACCATGGTCTTTCTGACCAAGGTGGCTATTTACTCGTATATCGAAACGTCCCTCTTACTGGTCGATGTGGCCTACGAAGTGGTCCAGGACATCTTGGTGGATCTCAATATCGCCTCCCAGGTCCAGGCCGCTTACAACTCCATTCCGGGGCAGTTCCAAAACACGCTGGCCTTTTTCGGGGTTCCCGAAGCGCTGACCATTATTTTCAGTGCCGTCCCGACGCGCATGGCAATGAAGTTCGTTCCCTTCATAGGTCGCTAACTATGTCGATCAAAATTCATCATGGCGCCAACGGTAGTTATAAAACCTCCGGCGCCATTCAGGACGATGCGATTCCGGCCATTCATGAGGGACGCATCGTGATTACCAATGTGCGCGGCTTTACCCGGGAATCGGTCCTCGAGGCCTTTCCCGATCTGCCGGATCGGGCGCTCGACTCCTTCGATGTCATTAACTTGTCCATGGAGTCCACCGACGACCTGGACCAGATGCGTCGCTGGTTCATGTGGGCGCCGCGTGGTGCCTTCCTGATCTTCGACGAGACGCAAATCCTGTTTCCCAAGTCCTGGAAGGAAAAGGACCTGGAGCAATTCGATTATCCGGGGGGCATCGAGGAGGCTAAGAAGGCGGATCGCCCTACCGGCTGGCTCGATGCCTGGACCCGTCATCGCCATTGGAACTGGGATGTCGTCCTGACCACACCGAACATTCGCTATATCCGCGAGGATATTCGGCTGACCTGCGAAAAGGCCTATCTCCACTCCAATCTCGCCGTCATTGGCATCCCGGGCCGTTACAAGGAGGCCATGCACGATGCTCAGGAAAATAAGCCGCCGATGGATGGCTCTACCATCGTCACCCTCAAAAAGATCAAGCCCAGCACCTTCCGGGTCTACCAATCCACCGCTACCGGCAAAGTCCAGGACACCAAAGCCGGTAAGAACCTGTTTTCATCGCCTAAGATTCTGGGCCTCCTGGTACTTATCGCCGGCCTTGCTATCAGTCTGGCTACTTCTGACGGCATCCACCTCTTCCGGGCTCAGTCTCCTGCGGTGGCTGCTTCGCCGGTTGCTCCTGCCGCCGCTCCGGCTCCTGGGGCTGCTGGTCCTTCGTCTGCTTCTTTGGCTCCTGTCCCTGTGGCTCCTGCTCAAGGGGCTATTGCTCGTCCTCGCGTAGAAGGCCACCCGCTGGCCGGCTACGCCTTCACGCTCCAGGGCGTGCTGACCGGCATCAAGGACGGCCTGCCGCGACAGGTCGTGCTCTTCGAGCTGCGCCACGCCGACGGGCGCTATTTCCACCAGACCGCCGATGACCTGCGCCTGCTCGGCTATCGCGTCCAGGTGAAGACCAACTGCGTCGTGGAACTCGCCCACCGCGAGTGGAAGACGCTGGTCTTCTGCGGGGTTTCGCCCTCCTCGAAAGAGCAGGGCCTGGTCGTCCAGGCGCCGGCCGGACTGAGCGGCTCGGTTCAGAGCGAGGGACGGCCGGCGCCGTCGACGCCCCTGTAACACGTCAGATAACTGTCAGCGAAGAACCAGATTAAACCTCAGTATTCGGATAACGCGATGAAGAAGCCCATCCACCAAAAACGACTTATCCTCAAAGAGAACGGTGATTTTCATGAATCGCCCGTAGGGCGGCTTTTCATGGACCCGGCCAATGGCCGCTTCACTGATCTGTCCGGTGTACGCCTGCTGCGCTGTGGCGTGGATACCGTCCGCCAGCTGTACAACGGCCTGATCCGCCCGGAGGTCCTGGCCCTGTTCGAACAGCGAGACGATCTGGTCGAATTCGCCGGCTACGAGTGGCTCAAGGGCCGCATCGGCCGCGACTCGGGCTACCAGTACCGGCTGCAGAATGCCGACCTGGGCCTGATCTTGCTGATCAAGAACCACAACGTGAAAGCCGAGAACGTTGGCCCCCACCTGAAAATCGAAGTCTCGCCGCATGCCCTGGACGGGGCCGATCCGGGCATCCTCCAAGGCGTGCTCGATGACCTGGCGGCCGGAGTGCTCAAGGGCTGCGAGACCAACCAGTGCGCCGTGCATATCGCCCTGGACGTGCAGGGCTGGACCCCGCCCGCCGATCTGGTGGACCGGATGCACTGCCGCTCGCGCCGCGTGCGTCAGATCAGCGGGATCGACCGGATCGAGTTCGACGGCAACGCCTCGGTCTACGGCCGCGGGGAGACCTATATGTTCGGCTCTGCCTCGGGGCTGCAGCTGTGCATCTACAACAAGACCCTGCAGGCACGGACCACCGACAAGCTCGACTATTGGGATAGCGTCTGGTCTGGTCTCAACGGCGATCCCTTCGGTGATGGAGATCCGGCCTACAACCCCATGGAGACCGTGTGGCGTCTGGAGTTCCGCTATCACCACTCCATCATCCAGCAATTCTCGGAAGGCTCCACCCTGGCCTCGGGCGAGGTGATCGGCTGCCGCACCTACGCCGGCCTTTGCCCGCATCTGCAAGGGCTGTGGGAGTACGCCTGCGACGGTTTCCGGGTGCTCTCCCGTGCCGGCATATTCGACGCCTTCTGGTCGCTGATCATGCAAGACGCCAAGGTTCGGATAGAGACCGATCCGCTCATTGAGCGGGCCGACTATCGCCGCTATTACAAGACGGCCAAGGGCTTCTCCGGCCGCAACTGCGAGATGTTCCTGGGCCAGTTCATCAGCCTGATCGCACGGGAGCGGATACCGGCAAAAAAGGCGATTGAGTCCGCCCGCCGGCTGGAGTTCTGGCATGTGATCGAAGACCACTACTTGGCTAAGGGCTGGACTCGGAGAGACTTCGAGCGACATATCCATCGGCTCATGTGCGACCGCTATCTGAGGAAGGGATACGCGGTATGACGGCACGCAAGGACGGGAAGACGTGGACCGCCGATTTTTACGAGAACGGGCGATCCGGTCGACGTATCCGCAAGAAAGGCTTTGCCACCAAATCAGCCGCAATCCGCTACGAGCAGGACTTCTTTGCAGTGATGGGCGAGACCGGCAGGCCCCTGGATGATCGCCTCTCCGATCTGGTTAAGGTCTGGTACGACCTACACGGGTGCACGTTGAAGGATGGGGAGCAGCGTCTGGCACGCTGTCAGGCGTTGGCTAAGCGCCTGGGTGATCCGCTGGCGTTTGAGTTCGATTCACTGGCCTGGGCGCGCTATCGGCAACGCCGAATGACCGAAGTGAAGCCCGAAACGGTCAACCATGAGCAACGCTATCTATCTG